GAGTTCTAAGTGGAAATGCTTCCCTTGTTAACGGCGTTCTAGTCTCATCAGCAATAGGTGATTATACATCAATGTCAAACACCGCTGCTTTCAAAAGCAATGATTATCAAACCATTTCATTTTGGTTTAGATCGACTTACACTCCAGCCAACAGTGTTTGGATGAGATTCATTCACACTCACGTCATCGGCGGTGGGGTAAACGGTTTCTTCATTGAAATGAGGTCTCCAAGGCATATTCACTTCAAAGGAGCTTCTCAAGGTCTCCCAGGAAATAGCAATCCAGCAGCCATTTCCCCTTATGATTTGAATGATGGTGAGTGGCATCAAATCACACTTTCTTGGGAAGACTTGGGAATCGAGAAACTAAGAATCTGGGTCGATGGTGCTCCAATGACTGTCCTAGATGAGGCACTTGTCGGCTCTGGTAATGACAACAAAAATACATTGTACATTGGAGCTAAGCAATTTAATAGCCCAATGGAGATGGATAAAGTTGGAATCACTGAAGAGTTTATCGATGATGCAGAGGCATTGGCTAGATATAATTCTGAAGCACAGACACTAGCGCCATAACTGAACGTTTTTCAACAAACAGTGGAGTGTTGAAATAATCACTCCATCTTCCAACAAACAAACTATTTAATAACAAAAGGAACTCAAAACAATGGCTAAAATCGCAAGAACACCATTTAACGCTGCTCGATGGCTTACAAAGAACATCTCGGCTTCATCACAAATCTCAAGCAAGCTTACCGGCTATTGTTTATTTGTAACTGCTGATACTGCAGTCGTCGATCTTACAGTTAACTACGCCGATAAAGGATCTTACATGAAAATCATCTTAGCTGATGATTCATCTTATGATGTAAATTTAATTCTACCAGCAATGGAAGGTGTTGCAATCTACGATGATAGCGGAGTCGGCATTGTGTCCCTCGGAGATTCCGACGAAACAACACTGACACTGCCCACTGGTGCAACTGCTGGATCTTACATCGATTTGATTTGCGATGGAGACAAGTGGTATGTTCAAGCAATGACTCACGGCGTAACGTGGTTACAATCAGTTTAAAAAATTAGGAGAATAACATGGCTAGTAATAGAAAGAAGATGAAAAGAAGAATGATTAGAGAGCGAGCTCTTGCTGCAAAAGCACGATCTAATCAAGTAAAAGAAGTTGCTGAAAAAGTAATGGAAAAGATTGCTGAAGTTGCAACTGAAGTAAAAGAAGAAGTTGCCGAAGCAGCAGAATTGGTCGCAGAGAAGATCGAAGAAGTAAAAGAAGAAATTGTAGAGGCTGCAGAGGAAGCCAAGGCGGTAACTGAAGACGTTATCGAAGAAGCGCTGGAAGCTGTTGAAGAAGTGAAAGAGAAGAAAGCAAAGCGCAAGACAACAAAGAAGAAGTCAACTAAAAAATCCTCAAAGAAAAAAGATTAAGTTTGTTTCATTAACCTCCTTTCCCTCGAACACTTGGTGCTCGGGGGTTTCCTTTTATTTTGACTATTTAGTAAGACGGAGGATTTACTATGGCATTCCCAACATTAACACCGGCATCAACGACATCGGCCATCACATTACCAGAAGATGGAGTTGAAGCAGATGTTGTATCAACACTAGCGATTGGTTTCTACTCAACTGATGCATTTTTATCTGGTGCTGCTTCTCAAGTAGCCTATACTCACAAGCGACTTGGTGGAGATGTCTTAGACATCGAATTGACCGCCAAGAACGTCTATAACCACTACGAGGAAGCATGTTTAGAATATTCTTACATAGTTAACCTTCACCAAGCTAGAAACGCCTTAGGGAGCGCCCTAGGCTCTCCTACAGGGTCGTTTGATGAGAAGGGTGCACTCACTGATGGTGAAAACATTGCTTTAAAATATCCAAAGTTTCAATTCGACTATGCATTTAAGATCGCAGACAAGTTCTCAACTGAATCAGTTGTGGGTGGAACTACTCCAATCTATTCTGCATCATTTGACATTACCGCTCTACAGCAAGACTACGATCTTCAAGAGATTGTTGAAGACCTTTCCGCTGCAGATCCTACGCTTCCATTTGCAGATGCAATAGGAGACGGAGATAAGAAATATAGAATTAAGATTCGTCAAATGTTTTATGTAACTCCTCGACAGATGTGGAGATTTTATGGCTACTATGGTGGCTTAAACGTCGTTGGTAACTTCCACAACTACGGACAGTATGCTGATGGCTCTACGTTCGAAGTCGTCCCTGCGTGGCAGAATAAGCTGCAAGCAATGGCTTATGAAGACCACCTTTACACGAGAACATCTCATTATTCTTACGAGATTATCGACAACAAGCTCAGATTATATCCAATGCCCGATAGTGTTACATGTAAGACTTTCTGGTTTAGATTCTCAATTGATGGCGGAAACCAAGCATTTGAAGAAGGAGAGTATGACTCCGGACTCAATGGTGTCAATAACATGAACACAATGCCGATGGAGAACCTTCCTTACGAAAGCATTAACTCAATTGGTAAACAATGGATTCGACGATTCTCGTTGGCTCTTTCAAAAGAGACTCTCGGACAAATCCGAGGAAAGTTTGGAGGCAATGTTCCAATTCCTGGAGACAACATCCAACTTAATGCATCAGACCTTTTGTCTCAAGCATCTGCAGAGCAGACAGCTTTACGTGAAGAACTCAATAAGCAACTTGATGAGATGCTTTATGCTAAATTGGCAGAGACCGATAAAGCAATGGTTGAAAACGCGGACGCAATTGTAAGCAAGACGCCGTTAAAGATCTTCGTGGGGTAACATAGATGTCAGAATGGGAAAGACCAACTCAACCACCATCTCCAATGTTCTTTGGAGAGAAAGAAAAGAACCTTGTCAAACAAATAAATGATGAGATTATCGAGAGAGTTGTCGGTCAACAAGTACTTTACTTTCCAATAGATGTGAATTCGACAGATTTCCACCCTATTTATGGAGAAGCAATCGAGAAAAACTTCTTGCATCCAATTAGAGTCTTTGCTTTAGTTGAATTTCAAGGGGTCGAGACTTCGGACATGGAAAACATTGCTCTAGATAAGGCGACGAAGATCAAAGTCAACTTCCACAAGAGAAGACTGACAGAGGATCAAAACTTATTCGTTAGAGAAGGTGATTTCGTTCGTTTCGGAGAGATCTTTTACGAGATTGTGAAGCTACTCGAGCCAAAAATCCTATTCGGACAACCTGAAACAAGATTTGAAGTTGGCGCAGAGTGTATAAGAGCAAGAGACGGACTATTCAATGCGGGCTAATAACGAAATCTCACATCCATCAACCCTCGAGAACATCGATACTGCAATTTATCGATTCATCGACGAGACGCTAAGCCCTCACACGGTTACAAACGCTGGTCGAGAGAAGGTTAATGTTTTGTGGATGGGAACCGAAAGAACGTTTCAGATCAAAAACAACAAAGAGCTAAGAGATAAGGTTGGAAAGCTTCGTTTACCATTGATTACTGTTTCTAGAGCTAGTATCTCTAGAGACGATGCATTCAAAGGTTCAGTCCAAGCAGCTTATGTCGGAGACGGTGAGAGAATTGTTATCCGCAAGGTTATCCAACAAGACAAAACACAGAATTTTCAGAACGCTTCTAGGAAGCGTCAGGAAATGGGTGACGATACGGGACCTGTTTCAACAAAAAAGATTGTCTACGAGACAATTTCAATCCCAAAACCAACTTATTTGACTTGCATGTTCGAGATCAACATAAGAACAGAATATCAACAACAGATGAATCACCTTCTTCCGTTGTTCATGAATAGCATGAAAAACTATTTCATCATTGAAAACAATGGCTATCAATACGAAGCCTTTATCCAAGACGACTATGGGCTTAACAGCAATCAGGCAAATCTTGGTCAAGACGAAAGAATGTTTAATGCAAAAGTCCAGATCAAAGTCCTTGGCTACATCAACGGAAACGACCTTGAAAGCAATGAACCGCTTATCAAGAGAGAAGAGTCCATCGTTGAAGTCAAGATCTCCAGAGAGCGTGTCATCGTGGGAGATGAAAAGCCTTGGAATAAGAACGGTGAGAAATACCGAGATTTATGACTTTGGGGTTTCAGAGGACTATTTACTAGGAAAATGAATATTTAAAAAGGAGAGTTTTTAATGCCTACCAAGTTTGACTTTTTGTCTCCAGGAATTGAACTGAGAGAAATCGACCAATCAGCTGTTGCTGCAGTTCCTGAAAATGACGGAATCCTTCTAATCGGACGAGCCAAAAAAGGCCCCGCAATGAAGCCAATTAAGATTACCTCCCTAGCAGACTTCAAAGCTGTTTTCGGGAATCCAATGGACGGTGTTAAGCGCGGCGACCCATGGCGCGAAGGAAACACCGGTGGCGGTGGTTGGGCTGCATATGCTGCCGAAGCTTACCTTGCTGCTGATGTCGGTCCCGTTAAGTTTATCCGCTTGGCTGGTGTTGCTTCTGATGACGCTGCTACTGATGATAATGAAAAAGCTGGATGGTTTGTTCCAACAAACAATGACACTGCTTTAGGCACTGGAATCACTGCGGAAGAAGACATCGAAGGCGCAATTGGAATTTTCGTTGCTGAAGATAAAGCACTGATTCCTGATGCTGCAGCTGAAGGGTCAATAACCATTGTTGATGAAACCTTATTTTCAGCTGGTGACACCATTTTGGTTGAATTTGTAGGCGGATCTTATACTTTTGAAGTTGTTTCCGGTGCACCAACCGACACAGATCAAATTGAAGACACCACTTTGACTGGTGCTGGAAGTCCAACAGCCGCAGGAACCGTGATCTTCGGTGTTATTTCAGTCCACCTCATCGCTGAAGGTGCTGTTGATTTTACAATCTCAGACGAAGGCGGTGGACCTGGTGTTCCAAATGGAACTTTAACTCTTATTCAATCAACAGCAGGTTTGGATGGTAATGGAAAAGCCATTACTTCCTCTAATCTCACTGCTGCTACTGCAGTTAATTTCGCCAACGGAACAGTAATCACTCCATCATCAGAAGGTGTTCTCGCAGCAATCATTTACTCAAGCGGCTCAAACGTTACTTTGAGCGGAACTGCTCGAGATGGAACCACCTCTCTTACCGATAAGACTGCGCACGCAATCAAGCCTACTAATGGTAGTTGGAGTGCTGAATTGGACGATGGCACAAGCCAATTTGCTTTCAACTTCAACTTTGAACCAACTTCACAAAACTTTATCCGAAATGTTTTAAGCACCGACGCAACTTTATTTGGCAGTGGCTGGAACGGTCACAAAATCTTCTTGGGCGAATCCTTTGAAAACAATGTTGGTCGATTGAGCGGAAACCTTATAGCATGGACTGCTGCTCTTAAAGAAACTGGCAAGAACTTTACAGACCATCGTGTTGAACTTTCACCAGCAAAGACTGGATGGTTCATTGGATCAAAAGCATCTAACTACAAGCGCTTGTTCCGACTTGCTGCTTTGGATGAAGGTTCGGACTTCCACAAGTCTCACATCGTTCGAATCAAAGACTTGCGTAAAGCAACAACAGTTCGACCAGAAGGTTCTTTCACAATCGAGATTGCTCGTGCTGGACAACGTCCTTCTGAGTATGTCGAGAAGTTCGCAAATGTTACTTTAAACCCAGACTCTCCAAATTACATCTTAAAGAAAATCGGAGACCTCAAACAAGAGTGGAATAGCTCCACAGGCAAGATTGTTTCTACCGGTTCATTTAACAATGAATCCAACTTGATTCGTGTTGAACTTGCAGAAGGCGGAGTCAACAAGACCGACCTTCCTCTTGGTTTCTTGGGCCCAGCTGAAATTGATGCTGCAACAGTTGCTGAAGCAGACAACACAGAACAGAATGGTTTCGTTCGTGGTGCTGATTCATTGCCAGGCGGAACGGCATCGCAATTAGTCGACGGATTATTCACCGGTGACTCAATCACTGTCTCTTGGCCGACTCACCAATTAAGTGTCGCAAACTCTTCTGCAAATGCCGCAAACTATGCTCCAACTGCTTTGCACGGATTGTCTTACGAGGCTCAACGTGGAAACGAAGACTTCGCAGACATCGGAATTCTTAAGTCAGATTATGACCCGCATCTAGCATACACCGCAGCAGCAGCCGATGCTGCCTACACTTTCTCTTTGGAGCACATCGCCCAACAAGGAACGACTGCGACTTACTATCACACCAACGCTTTCGTAGTGGCTTTTGATGATTCATCAACTGGTGCTCTTGCAACTGGAATCAAGCAGTTTGCTGCTCCATTCTTTGGTGGATCTGATGGTGTTGACATTCAAATCGAAAACCCATTTAATAACACTGAACTCGCAACTGGTTATGCAAAGTATTCAATGGAATCTGCAATCTCTCAGGTTGCTGATTACTACACAAGTCGCTATGACTTGATTTCAATCCCAGGTGTTACTAACAGCTCAATCATTACTTCACTTGTTCGACAAACAGAAGAGCGTGGTGATGCATTAGCAATCATCGACATGGAAGGAATCTATGTAAGCGAGATTGATAACGGTAATGGACCTGCTGTCGGATCTGTTGCAACAATGGTTTCAACTGCTGAAGGCGGAACTGTTGCTTCATCTTATGCTGCTGCTTACTATCCAAATGTGCGTCTAGCAGACGTGTCAAGCGGCCGTGGAAGCGTTTTGATGGCTCCTCCTAGTGTTGCTGCCATTGGAGCTATTGCGAAGTCTGAGGCGCTCTCACAGCCTTGGTTTGCCCCTGCTGGATTTACTCGTGGTGGACTTGCTCCTCTAGGTGGAACTGGTGGCGCAAGCGTTGTTGGAACTCTTGAGCACTTGAGCAAAGCTGATCGTGATGACCTTTACAATGTAAACATTAACCCAATCGCTCGATTCCCTGCAACAGGTGACACTGTTATCTTTGGACAGAAGACTCTTCAACCAACTGACACTGCACTTGACCGCATCAACGTTCGTCGAATGATGATCTACTTGAAGAAGCGCATCGGTGGAATTGCAGACCAATTCTTGTTCGAACAAGGTGTTAAGGCAACTTATGACCGCTTCAAAGCGACCATCGAGCCAATCCTTTCAGAAGTTCGTTCACAATACGGAATCACAGAATACAAAGTTGTTCTTGATGAATCTACAACCACACCAGACTTGCAAGACCGTAACATCATGTATGCTAAAGTCTTCGTGAAGCCTGCAAAAGCAATCGAATACGTCGTAATCGACTTTGTCGTTACCCAAAGTGGCGTTGAATTTTAATAGACACTAATTACAGATAAATAGGAGAATTTAGATTATGTCATTTTGGACCGAAAATACAACAGAACCGAAAAGAAACTTTCGATGGCGTGTAACAATGTCAAACCTTACAAACTATGGTGTTGATACAGCAGCAGTTTGGTGGGCAAAAACAGTTGACACACCCAGCTACACAGTTACAGATGTAACTCATTCGTTTTTTGATAACGAATACAAGTTCCCAGGCCGTGTACAATGGCAAGATGTGAACATGACATTGGTTGATCCAATTTCCCCGAACGCTGTCCAGTTGACAAATCAAATTATCTTGGACTCTGGTTATTCAATCAAAGGTTCTCAAGAATTTTCTGCTAATCCAACCTCTATCACAAAGGCCGGTGCTAATGCCGCTCTTGGAAGTGTTGTTATTGATATCTTTGCTGGTAACGGTGATGTTGTTGAATCTTGGACAATGTTCAATCCATTCATAACTTCCGTTAAGTTCTCAGCTCTTGACTACACAAATGATGACATGAGAACAATTGACTTGACTTGGAAATACGACTGGGCTGGTTGTGAAAATCCATTATCTAACAATGGTGATGTGTCACAATTCCCACGTCCCGGACAAAGCTAAGGAGTCTTAGATGTCCTTCTGGACTGAAAATAGTCTTGAACCAAAGAGGTCTTACCGATTTCGCTTGGGTTCCGTCGAAGGATTGGAACTTGGTGACACCGGTAAGTCTCCTTATTGGTGGAGCGCAAAGAAGGTCGACAAGCCATCTTTTTCTGTTGCGAGCAACAAGTATCGCTTGATCAATCATGAAATCAATGTTCCCGGAATCATCTCGTGGAATGCAATCAACATGGAGATTGTCGACATTGGAAAAACTGTTACCAATCTTTTGGATCAATTTAAGTCTTTCGGCTATTCTCCAAACGAACTTGATAGTGATAAGGGCTTAGCAAAAACCAAAGGTCTTGATGAGATCGGAAACATCCGCATTGAACAAATCTCTGGTGATGGTGAAGTACTTGAGACATGGAAATTAGAGGGCGCATTCATTACGGAAATAAGATTCGGATCCCTTGACTATTCAACAGACGAGATTGTTACACTAAATCTCACAATCACATATGATTATGCTTACCTAGACTAATGGAGGATTAATGAGCAGAAATTCAGATCGGTTAGGCCTTAATAGCCAACCAGAAACAGGCGAGGCACCGCCACAAATGTTCAACCCATTGAGCTTTACAGCTCCAACAGAATTCGTTGACTTGCCATCAAAAGGAATTGGGTATTCAAAAGAGCATCCGCTTCATGGCAAAGATTCAATCGAGATCAGATACATGACAGCAAAAGATGAAGACACTCTTTCAAATCAATCTTTGATTAAAAAAGGAGTTGCTCTTGAGAGATTGCTTGAAAACATCATCATAGAGTCCGAAATCGAGCCCCTAACGCTTCTTATCGCAGATCGCAATGCAATCCTTATCCAAGCACGTGGAACGGCTTACGGCTTTGATTACGAAGGCCGTGTGAAGTGTCCAAAGTGTGACACATCAAACACTATGATGTTTGATCTTCGTGAACCAAGAGTCACAGGTGGAATTCAACCAGATCAAGATATCGTGAGATTGTCTGATAGTGGAGTCTTCACAACGAAGCTACCATTTTCCAAGTTCAACATTGACTTCCGTCTTGCAAATGGAATCGAAGAAAGCAAGATTGCTCAAGTTTTGATCAATGACAAGAAAGAATTCTCAATCTCTGATCAATACAAAGAAATGATCCTGTCCATTGAAGGGCACTCAGATCCAGAAATAATTAACCAGTTTGTCGACAACATGCCGATGGCAGACTCAGTTCACTTTAAGATGTGCCTGAAGCACGCAACCCCTTCGGTTGACATTTCAGAAACTCTTACGTGCAAGAACTGTTCGCATGAGCAGGAGGTTCAGGTTCCATTCGGGACCGACTTTTTTTGGCCTAACTCCTAAAGCAATGGAAGGCATCTATGAAGGATTCTTTATTCTGAAACATTTCGGAGGATGGTCTTTCACGGAAATGCACTCATTACCAATCGGCTTAAGGACTTGGTTCATCGAAAGATTGAAGAAACAGTTCGAAGACGAAGCAAAAGAGATGAAGAAATCCCAGAAGCGATGAAAGTCGCTCTGGGTTTTGTTGCTTGAACTATTTAGTTCATAACACGAGGGATTGCAAATGGCTGAAGGAACAGAAGGAACAAAAGGGATGAGCATTGAGCAGCTAATAGCTGCCATCAAAGCAATGCCTGCAACAGATCAGAATAAGATCGCAAGTGAAATTGGTGATGAAAATAAAAAAGTCACCGAAGGACTGCGAAATTCCATAAAAATGTCTGAGGAGCAACTTGAAGTCTCAATAAAGCATAAAAAAGTACTAGCAGAAACTGCCGCCATCCTCAATGACACGTTCGAAGAGGCCAAGCAAAGAGTGAAAATCGCTGAAGATCAGTTGATTTTGATGGAAAAGCAGAAAATTGAAGGAATGAATGAAGACGATGCGAAGAATTTTAGTAAAGGATTGAGAGAGGCCAAAGAAGAAATAAGAAAATTCGGCACGATGAACAAAGAGGCTTTTGGTGAGAACGGAGCCATCTATGAAGAAATGCTCCAAAACTTTAAAGAACAAGTAGATCTCGAAGAAGGACTAAATGCAATACGTGGTGATGGAGTAGTCTTGGCAGATAAATTAGCAGGCTCTCTTGGAATTCAAAAGAAATACAAAGACTCAATTTTGGGAACAACCGTTTCTTTACTATCGAAACTAGGCGAGGAGGGCATCGAAGGAGAGAGAGCAAGGAAAGCAATGAAGAAATACTTGTCTGACCTATTCACCGCTAAGAACATAGCGCTCAACATCTTCAACGCAATCAAAAAGAACTCAATCGACCTATTCATGTCTTTCGACAAAGCCCAAGCATCTCTTGCAGCAGCAACTGGTCAAGGAGATAAGTTCCGAGGAACTCTCTATGAAGTTGGTCGTCAAGGAAACCTCTTCGGAGTCTCGATGGATGATGCCGGAAAAGCAATTGGTGCCTTGGTCGATCAAACATCAAACTTTACATCAATGTCAAAAGCAACTCAATCGAGCCTTGCATTGAACGTCGCAAAGATGGAGAAACTTGGAGTTGCAACCTCTGACTCTGCCGCAATTTTCCAAAACTTCAATCAAGCTCTTGGAATGACAGCAAAAGAATCCATGAATATGCAAACCGAACTTGCAATGGCAGGTGTTTCAATTGGTGTCAATGCTGGTAAGATGACGAAAGACTTTAATGCTTCTCTTTCAACCTTGATGGTTTATGGTCGAGAATCTGTTGACGTGTTCAAAGGAATTGCTGCAGCCGCCAAGGCTGCCGGTGTTGAGACATCAACGCTTCTTGGAATTGCTTCAAAGTTCGATACATTCGCCGGAGCAGCAGAGGGAGCAGGTAAGCTAAATGCATTACTTGGAACTCAACTATCAACAACCGAAATGCTGATGGCGACGGAAGATGAGCGCATAAGAATGCTTGTTGAGTCCGTTCAATCACAAGGTGTTGCATTTCAAGACATGGATCGTTTCACTCAGAAAGCAATCGCAAACTCCGTAGGAATCACCGATATGGCAGAAGCAAACCGAATCTTCGGAATGTCTCTCTCGGCTTATGATGAGAACGAAAGAAAACTAAATGCTTCAGCTAACGCTCAAAAGAAACTTGATGATGCTGTCGCAAAGACTGTTCCGGTCATGGATCAATTTAAGAAGCTTGGAGCAGAACTCGTCGTTGCTCTCGAGCCATTCTTGGAGACACTAGAAAGTGGAGCAAAATTTCTCACTGATTGGTTTAAAGATAAGTCAACAGAAGAAAAGGAGCAGATAGCATTTTGGGTTTCATTGGGCGCTGCGGTCATTCTGGCATGGCCTATTCTAAAGACTGTGATTGGAGGCTTTAAGATATTGGGTGGTCCGCTGTTGAAGCTAGTTTCACTAGGTTTGACCGGAACTGCTGCAGCTGTTACAGAGACCGGAGTTGCATCCGGTGCCGCGACTGCTCCAACAGCTTCTTTTGCTACAGCACTCGGTGGTGTGGCACTGGAATTGATGGGCCTTGGATTGGTCTTGGCGGGAATCATCGCGTCCATTGCCCTGGTCGGTTATGCCCTTGGGGCCATTTTAGAACCAATAGGTGCAGTCTTTACTTCAGTCATTACCGGAGCTATAGATTTATTTCAAATGCTTGTGGATTCAGTCATTGCTGGTGCTTCCATGATTGGAAGTGCCGTTTCATTTATGTTCGGATCAGATGAGATAGATATGCAAATAAAAGAATTAGAGACAAGAAGCGTTGAAGCTATGTCACAGATTGTAATGTCTCTAGGGTCTGATGATTCTATCATTAAGACAACTAAATCAATGGTTGACGAAATAAACAAGATAGGACAAGATGTAAAAGTAAGCTCCACAATTGAGAACTTGGCCCTAATTACAGCAGGTAAAGCAACAAGCATTACTGGAGAGCGTGTAGCAGCAAGCGCAACAAATGTCACAGCGAACGTGCAAAACTTCTTTGAAGGAATGGAGATGACATTAAATGTCGACGGAGCAAACTTCAAAGCTTATGTCGCTAAAGTAGCCAATGGAGAATCGACCTAATGAGTCTAAAGAAAACATATGTAAGCAATAAAAATGCTGAAATAAAAATAACCTCGGCGCAAGATAACAAGACATCTGTGAAGTTTGCCGCATTTCTTACTTCGCTGACTAACTCTTTTTCATCGAATTGGAGCGAAGAACAAGTCTATGGAAGAATCGATCCAATTGGAACCTTTCAAGGAACAAAGCGAAGCATAAACCTAGGTTTCGATATCATAGCTTACGATGAAGATGAAGCTAGAGAGAATATAAAAAACATCAACATGATGACAAGAATGCTTTATCCATCCTACAACGATGCAAAGGTTAAGGGTGGAACTGGGACTAATAGAAATGCATTGATTCTTTCGAAAGCTCCTTTGGTTTATATAAGATTTGGAAACCTCATTCAAGAAGATGGAGGCGACCTTCTCGGATGGATCTCAACATGGTCCGCAAACCCCGTTTTGGACATGGGAATGTTTACACCAAAAGCAGGTGAGTTTTTGCCCAAAGTCTACAACGCAACGCTCGATTTTACGCCGCAACATCGAAAGGATCTTGCATTCGACAGAGGATCAAAAGTAAATCCAAAATTTCCATATGACGGAGGTTCATAATGTCAAGATATAACAATAGAACAAAGGGAATAAACCGCAATGAACAGTGGGAGAAGACCCTTGAAGATCGAGGCGTCAAAGAGATTGAGCAATACACGACACCAAGATTTAAGAAACTAACCGAAGATGATTTAGCCCGTGTTCGCACTCGAGACTACATCTGGAAAAGTGGCGACAGGCTTTGGAGATTGGGTGCTAGAGAGCTCGGAGACGCAAGCCTATGGTGGCTTATAGCAAAGCTCAACAACAAGCCTACAGACGCATTATTCAACGCAGGAGACATTGTGAAAATACCATTGAACTTAGGAATCGCACTTGAGGTATTGGGATGAGTGAATATTTAACTCCACAAAGTAAGCGTTGGCACGCATTAGAAGCTGTAAGAAAGCTATACATGTTCAGGTCAGCTGCCGGTAATCTGAATACAGATATAGGCAACCAAATTTTGCAAAATTTGCGTGCAATTTACGATCAAAAACTAAAAATTACTGTTGAAAACTGGAAGGCTTACTACGTTGACACCAATGATTATATTGGTGGAGGCACCGGAGCAGATACGAGTGGTGGTTTTGGAATAAATTGGTTCTCCGACGTTATAGACTTGTCCGGAGAAGAGGTCGAAAAAA